GCGTTACAGGTGCGCAAGGCGTTACAGGTGCGCAAGGCGTAACGGGTAATCAAGGCGTTACAGGTGCGCAAGGCGTTACAGGTGCGCAAGGAGTTACGGGTGCGCAAGGCGTTACAGGCGCGCAAGGCGTTACAGGTGATCAAGGCGTTACAGGTGCGCAGGGAGCTACAGGTGCGGCTTTCGCGTTAGCTGGAACAACTGCTGCAGGCTTCACTGGTACTACTGGTCTAGTATATACATCTGGAGGACAATATTTTGCCAATAGTAGTAAATCCTTTATCATCGATCACCCTGTATCAAGCGATAAATACTTAGTTCACGCTTGTATAGAGGGTCCAGAAGCAGGTGTTTATTACCGTGGAAAGGGACAAATTGTAAACAATAATAGCGTGACAATTGAACTGCCTGATTACGTAAAGAAACTTGCTACAGATTTTACGATTCAAATCACTGGAATTTATGATGGAAAGAATAAAACCTATAATTGTTCTGCAATTGTGGATAATAAATTTCAAGTATATGGAGAAAATGGCGAGTTCTATTGGTTGGTATTTGGAATGCGTAAATCGATTACCGTGGAAGTGAATAAAAAAGATGTAAATGTAAAGGGACAAGGCCCTTATTTGTGGTTATAAAATGTGATAAGATATAACAGTTATTTTTTTTATAAAAAAATTGAATTAAAATACCTTAACATATAAGTATTACATTACGACAGGGAAATGGAAAACCAAATCATCTTTAATAATCAATATGTAGTATCAAGAATAGAAGAAAATAAAATTTCTAAAAACGTAAAAATAATTCAAGAACTCAAACAAATAGCACCATTATTGAGCGACATTGATTTATTAAAACTATATAATAAATCAATATCTATACATCAAAGCAAAATCCAAGGAAACGGCGATTTTCTCGAAAATGATATTTTAGTTGGTGTTTTAGACAAAAACAACATATCTTATAGAAAACAAGTAACTATAAATAAGGCGGGAATAATTGTTGGATTTAATGAAAAAAAAAGCAAATGTTACCATATTATAGATTTTGTAATTGGAGAAAATATTGAAGTTGGTAAACCAATAACCGATTTTAAAGTGGTGAGTTGCAAAACGACTTGTCGTGAAAGATGGACGCAAGATGATTGGAGTTATACATTTATACCAAAGTTATACATATTGTTAACAATATCAGACGATTACCCACCAACAGCAAGGTTTAGAGAAGACGAAACAAGAAAAATAATAACGTGTTTCCCAAAAAAAAAGGACGATCGCATATATAAATTAAATTTTGAAGATTTAATTGGAGAATTACAAAAATGATATAAATTTATTTATATTCAATCCAATTATTTCCGTAAATATAGTGGGGATTGTATTTCCCAATTGTTTCCACTTGTCTTTATTATTTCCACACAATTTAAAATCGGCATGAAAGCCTTGTATTTTCAAACAATCCTCTATTGTTAATCGATATTCTTTCCCGTCAACCATATATCCATCCCAATTGTGTTTGTCGTTAATCGGCGAATTCTTACCACCACATCGAATTGTATATGCTACTTTTTTTTCAAAGTTTCTACTCAGCAGTTCTGTTAATGTTTTTTCTTTTTTATATTCATCGAAATCAAGCAATTTGTCAATGTGTTTAACGATTTCTGTATCATTTCTAACACCTACAATAATTAAGCGTTTTCTCATTTGAGGCAAACCATAATCACTGCACTTAATGACTTTATAATTAATTGAATAGTTGGCGCTTTGAATATCGCATTTTATTTTTTCAAACGTTTTACCTCCATCGTGATTTAATAGTCCTTGTACATTTTCAAGAACAATAATTTTTGGTTTATGATATTCAACAAATTTCATAATGTTAAAGAATAATGTCCCTCGTTTATCATCAAATCCTTTGTGTTGGCCGATTTGAGACCAAGTTTGACAGGGAAAGCCCGCGCATAATATATCGTAAGCAGGAATATTTTTTGGCTCTATTTCGGTTATATCGCCAAGAGGCAACAATCCGTAATTCTCTTTATACGTTTCCTTTGCGGCCTTATCAATATCGCATGCCATTACGCATTCCCAATTTAATTTGCCGAACGAATAATGAAAACTACCTATACCGCAAAATAAGTCTATAAATTTTATTTTTTTATTGGTTTCCTTTATTTCGGGTACAATTCGACCCATTTCATTCATTTTTTCAGCAACCATCTTTTCGACAATTTCTTTTATCTTACTTTCAGCAACACATGGGTTTTTCTTATTTGCGTGCTTAGTATAATGCCCCTTTTGACTGAATTCTTTACCGCATTTTTCACAACAATATTTAACCATTTTTAGTTATTATATATGATGACATGTTATTGTTAAATCAATTTTTAATAATAATTTATTAACCCATTTTAACTCTTTTTGGTTAAAAAATAGAAACTATCGAAAATAAAGTATCTCCATAAAAAAAAATACTCACTCATAATAAGAATGGCTTTTACAAGATTCCACGACGATCCTTGTCGAATTGTGAAAAAAAACCAACAAATTAGCGATCAAGCAAATTGGATATTAAACGTCCCAGGAAACGGCGACAAACCATGTTATATGATGGATCCGCAGATTATCCCTCAAAAATGGGCGGGCAATCTATGGACAAATTCCATCGATGTTCAAAGTTCTCTTTTAGGCATAGATAGACAACTCACCCGAGATTGTTTAGGAGGATCCAACAACTTTTTGCAAAAGGTCAAAACAAAGCCAATCGAATATCCTGTATGTGAACAATTAACCACCGAACAGTCTCGTGCCACCAATCCAGCTTTTTTATACAAAGATTTAGAACAAGTCGATTGGTATTATTTACCCATGGACCCGCAAGAAAATGTATTTATGCCGTTTCACAATAACATAAGCACGCGAGTTTTAGAAAAAGATCATTTCAAAAGAGAATTTACGTGTCAGTCAGTAGATGAAAACATCGGCTCTTATCCAACGCAACCACAATTAGGAAGATATGTGGCTGGACCAACAGTATGTTCTTCGAGTAATTCTTGCAGCAAACTATAAAATACATAAATAAATAAACAAAGTATAAATAAGCAATCGAAAAAATAATATATATAAAATTAAAATACTTTATATATATAATTATGGAATTAGCAATACCATTAGTCGCTCTAGGCGGTATGTATGTTATATCAAATCAAAATAATGCCTCAAAGAACAAATCAAACTCAAAAAAAAAGGTCCGCTTTGACAAGAAAGAATCCTTTACCAATATGGGAAGAAAAACCAATTATTTACCAAATACTGAAATCCCTCCTCAAAATTACCCCATTACAAATGAAAAGGAGTTATTGGATACCACCAATCATTACCCGAATCCAAATGTAATGACAGATAAATATTTCGATCAAAATTTATTTCAACAAAAAGAGCGATCGGGGGTAAGTACTAGCAACAACATTCAGGAAATCTATTCTTTAACAGGTGATTTTTTGAACTCAGAGCAGTTCAAACATAACAATATGGTTCCTTTTTACGGTGGAAAAATAAAAGGCAAATTATACGACGATAACATCGCGGAAACTGTTTTAGATAACATGGCGGGAGCAGGATCTCAAATGATTAAAAAGATAGAACAGGCGCCTTTGTTTAAGCCTCAAGAAAATGTGCAATGGGCTTACGGTATGCCTGATATGAGTGATTTTTATCAATCACGCGTGAACCCTGGAATAAAGAATAATATGGTAAAACCCTTTGAATCTGTTCGTGTGGGTCCTGGTTTAGACAAAGGATATTCCTCGCAAGGAAGCGGTGGATTCAATTCAGGCATGGAAGCGCGCGACTATTGGCTGCCTAAAACCGTCGACGAATTGAGAATTGCCACCAACCCTAAGGAAGAATTCTCTTTAGAAAATCACCAAGGTCCTGCACAATCGGTAGTTAAAAATGTAGGAAAAATTGGAACAGTTGAAAAATACACACCCGATACCTTTTTTATTCAAACACAGGATCGTTGGCTCACGACAACGGGTGCCGAAAAACAGGGAAGAATGATTGCCGAAGAAATCCAGAAACCAAGTCATCGTAATGATACCACCAGTTATTATGCAGGAACGCCAAATGCGACATTAAAAACGGCGAGTTATGTTCCCACCATTCATGAGAATCCCAAAAGAGTTGTATTACCTGTCAAAGATGTAGCGCATTCGACTGCTGCGGGAAGAGGTCCAATTGACAATTTAGCAAATACCCATAACAATACTGTCACTCATCGTTCTACCAATCGTGCCCAGCCATCTTTTGGCAGTGGATTTAGTCGAGCGATCGGTGCGGCAATAGCGCCCCTTATGGATGTGCTAAAACCTTCGCGCAAAGAAGAGTACAGTTGCAATATGAGAGTTTATGGAAATATGGGCGGCGAAGTTCCTCAAAATTACGTTTTGAATCCAGGAGACACTGCGAACACCACAATTCGCGAAACGACAATATATACACCTCATGGAAACATTGGAAATCAAGTGGAGGGTGCTTACGTTGTCAGCGATCAACAGGCAATTCAAAATCAAAGAGATTCGACAAATTGTTCCACCCTTTCGGGTGCGGGAGGTGCTGGTTCCAAGTATGGAAATCGCCAATATGACGCCGATTATAGACAAACTATCAATTTGACAAAAGAAAAAACAATTGTATCGCGCACCAACCAAGGAAACGCCAGTTTATTCAATCCTGTAATGAATGCGACGGTGGCAAAAGTGGATAGTGATAGAAATAACAATCGTTTGTGGGCGCCTGAGGCGGTTATCCCAGCGGGACCCAGTGTTCAAACTTACGGGAAGATCAATATGCCGCAATACAATAATGAATGCTATAGCTGCGAGCGTATTCAACCCGATTTATTGAATGCATTCCGCGATAATCCATATACGCATAGTTTGACAACTTCTGTCTGACAACCTTTGGGAAAGGTTGTGCCAAAATCCACCTTTGGGAAAGGTGGAGCCAAAAACAAGGACGTTTGAGATTTAATAAAGTTTACGTTAAGATTTTTGTAAAGTTTATGTTTGACTCAACCTTTTCCAAAGGTTGATAAAAAGGCTGAAGTTTGGCTCCACCTTTCCCAAAGGTGGAATTATATACGTTTTATTTTAAATATAAAAACATTGTACTATTAATAAATAATCACTCCTCAATAAATGTTTTTAGATATTCACCATTCCATAAAAGAGAAATTAGATTACTTTTATAAAATACACAAGATCCCCAATATTATTTTTCACGGGGCATCGGGTAGTGGGAAAAAAGCAATTGTCAGCAATTTTATTCATAAAATATATGATAACAATAAAGAAAAAATCAAAGATTTTGTAATGTATGTAAATTGCGCACACGGCAAAGGTATTAAATTTATTCGCGAAGAATTGAAATTTTTCGCAAAGACGAACATAAATTCGAATGGAGGAGATGTCTTTAAAAGCATTATTCTTTTAAATGCGGATAAATTAACAATGGACGCGCAATCTGCATTGCGCCGATGTATTGAATTATTTAGTCATAGTACGCGATTTTTCATTGTCATTGAAGATAAATACAAACTATTAAAACCCATTTTATCACGTTTTTGTGAAATTTATATACCCATTCCCGTTTATAAAAACAAAGAAATAAATTTGTACAAATACAATTTGTTGAACACCTTTCCATTTCAAGATATAAAAAAAATGAAAACAGAATGGTTGAAAAAAGAACTAGAAAAGAATATGAAGCCTATGGTCACTCTATTGAATCTAAAACAATTATTTGCATTTGTTACAAAATTATACGAAAAGGGCTATAGCGCATTAGATATCATCCATTTGCTAGAAAATATGAATAATTATCCAGAGTTAAGTAATGCAAAACGAAGTGAACTATTGCTAGTGTTTAATCGCGTTCGAAAAGAATTTAGACATGAAAAATTGCTGATTTTATTTGTTTTGAATTTTATTTATTTGAGTTCAAATGATAGTTTAGAAAATATTTCCTTTATGTAAATGGACGATTTTAACTTATCTAGTTTACATGAGTCAAAAAATGAATGGGGAGCTCGTTTATTAACCATATTAACGCCATTAATTAGCGAAGGTTTGAAATCTATTTTTGATGAATCTTATAAATTATGTAAAAACAACAATGAATTGGATAAATATTTGATGACTTTCCAAAACTTTATTTCGAGAATCCCGAAATGGAATCCCAACGTGATCGAAGAAGAAAGTAAACGGATTGTAGAAAGAAGTCGTTGTGGATATTTAGAAGAATTGATTACATGTGTTCATATTATTCAATTGAAATTACTCACCTCCATGCGCGTTGGTCAAAAACAGAAAAAAATAGATATCAATATTCCCAAATTGGACGATTTTATTCATAAGGCGTATATTCACGTCGCACGAAAGATATATAAAAACGTATATCTTTTTGAAATAAATATACCGCCTCTTCAAATCCAGAAAAATAATCGTGAATTAGAAATTATTATTCAGGAGTGTATATTAAACACCATAAGAGATAGTATTCCAGTGGAAAGTATCTTGAAGGCTTATATGGATGAGACTGTGGAAGAAGACGTGGTAGAAGATATTAAAGAAGAAATCGTTGAGGAGTCGAATGGACAAGGCGAAACCCAATTTGTCAATGAATCGACACCTGTGATTGAGGAACCAAAGACTATAAATAGCAGCTTGGGTACAGCGGGTCTATCATTTAACGATCTAGATAGTGTTAGACATTTCGATAACAAAGAAGAAATGGTAAGCGCCCCTAAGAATATTGAACGTTTGGAGGAATTAAGTAATTTGAGAAATATGCAGAGAAAATTGGAAGAGGAGGAAGAAACTGATTCGAATATGAAATTGCAAATTTATGACCAATCTGTCGAATTGAATAATTTAGATATTCAAGACATCAACCCACAAGAATCGAATAAGGAGTTTGTACTCGATGATATTGAGATTTTAACATAAACTATACAAACGACTTATGTGATGCGTAAAAAGTGAATTTAGAAACTAAAAATATATGTTAATGGCTCATATATTTTTAGCTGCAGGTATTATTTCGGCTTTGTTTTTTATTGCAAAGTTTATAGAAATGCGATTTATTGAAAAGGAAAACAAACCTTTGAAATTTTTGGTTCGTGATTCTTTGGTTGTTTATTTTAGTGTTATTTCAGGAAATTTTATATTAGAACAATTGAACCCGATTATGGAGGGAAGTATGGTAAACAATCAACCTTCGGTTTTCACTGATAATCCAGGATTTTAATAGTGGCAATGTGTTAGCGCCCCGTCCACACCTTTACAATCATTTTATTCACCTTTTTATTTTTGAACTGTTCTTCGTATTGATCATAGGTGTAACCCCAATTTCCCGTCACTTGAATATTACCAAGTAAAGATTTATAATGAACTAATGGTTGATGTTCTAAACAGAAGAGTAAGCCAATAATGCGCTCCATCGCACATCGATCAGTTCGCGTTTTTACAAAATGAACCAAATTACTAATTCCATATTTTTCTTCGAGTAAAGATAAAAATGAATGTTTGATATAAGCCTGCATCCCAAAACAGCATACGAAATTATCCGTATTATAAATATTCATATTTACACCCAAAGTATGATTGTTTTGCGAAAGTAGTTGCATTAACTTATAATTGTTCTTTAATCCTGAACAGATTCGTAATATATTATGCACGTTTTCTTTGTCGTAACTAAAATGCCAGAATGGTAAGATGGGTTCTTTTACTTTATCGAATGCGATTTTTTTATGTACGAATGCGCTGTCGTGTAATATTACCGCATTATCAAACCATGACGGATTCTTCAAAAAATAAACGTAGGGTAACAATTCGCCACTTCCAGGGTACTCAGACTGAATAATGTTTACATTTTGATATTCAAAATCTGCCTTAATGAATTCAGGTTTACTATTGTCGTCGATAATAACAATCTGTTTACGAGGATACAAATGTCTCAATAATTTTACACTTTGATTCCAATATTTATTTGTTTTTTCTGAATTTACACAACGTGTAATTATAAAGCCAAAAGACATTATTATAATAAAATAAAAAATTTATAAGCTTTTATTTTAATTAAATTTATTTATCTATAATTCGTCAATATCTAGAATAAATGCATCTTTGGGGATATTGCTTTTAGATACAACATATTTTTTGAATTCACTTCGTTCAAGCTGGAGTTGTGGGGTGTGATTATGAACATGTCGCGCGATCATTTTATATAATTTAAAATCAGGATATCTTTCGTCTCCGTTATTTTTATACAAAACATTGATTCCATTATCGTCTAAACACCAGTCAACAACTAATTTTACTACTGGGTTGGTTTCCTGTAATTGTTTTAAATTATCAAAATCCTCGACAATATAATCAAAAATAGAACAAGCCAGTCTACATAAATCAAAACTAAAATTAGGTTCTAGACGAGGCTTTTTCTCGTTAAAATATGGCTCAATATTGTATTGGGTCGATGCATCACCTGAATTATGGAAGCTATCGCTGCAAAATGTTTTTCCATCGAATTTATAAATAGCTCTACCGAAATCGATAATTTTGTAAATTTTTCCAAAGGTTGGAACCTTGTAGTATTTTTTTTTGTAGTAATAATAAATATGTTTTAATGAAGTGGCGTTATACATAATATTATTAGTGTGTAAATCATTGTGCGTAAAGGAAAAGAGTTTTTGATACGTAAGAAGAGTCATGATAATCTGCATGAATGCCGAAAACCATTCTTCGGTTTTCATTTCACTATTTAGAATGAGATCGTCGAATGTATTTTCGCATTTCTCCATGCAAATGACTTGCACTGGAAATTTGGGAATGGTTACAAGAATTTTTTCATAGTCGTCACTCATATCAGTATACTCGCTATCATCATTACTATCCTCATTACTATTTTTTGCACTCATTGTATCATTATCACAATCGCATTCGTCTAATTCGCCATCATCGCCATCGCCTAATTCCTCGTCTTCGCTTTCACTTGAATGCGTATGAGAAGTTCGGGACGAACAGCTTGATCCAGATTTTAAGGTAGTTGTTTTGTTTTCTTCTATTTCATTTTTAATTCCGCTTGTAACATCGATTAATTCTAATGAATTTTCTTTAATATCTTGTAAAGAAATCGAAACTTGATTTTCAAAAATATTGTCAAATAAATCTTCTTGAATTGATTTTATAGATAACGATTTTGGATTCAATGCATCATCTTTGTATATTTTAATCGGTGTTAGATGAAATGGTTGATCATGGGTAATTAAATGTGAATAATCTTCAATTTGAAACAAATTGTTTTGCTGTTTAATGAAAAAATCATTTTTGACTAAATAATCTAAATCATCAAAGACATCTAATTTGAAATTATTTTTGATGGATAAAAATGAACCGTAATAATCCACGCCGTGAATAAACTTTTTTTCATTCAATAATAAACTGGTTAAAAACACAAAAAAACCGTCTACATAAGAGGAATTGTTCATGTCCAGCATTTTGGGATGAACTTGAGCATTTTCTAGGCTCGGCAATTGAAATAGATCTGGATTTGTATAATCGTATTTTCCTACAATGTACTTACATGGATCTAACAAAGGCGCCATTTTTAAGAATGCAGTTTTTTGTAGAGCTATTGAATTGTCTAGATTGTTTATTAAATTACATGTGTAAATATTGTCTGAATCCGTTGTGTCGTTTTCTTTGATTTCTCTAACAGTCCACAATTGATTTAAATTGATTGAATTATAATTAGTCTTGTTTAGAGAGAAAAACCGATTATAAATAGGAATATAATTTTGCATAGCAGTCAATTGTATGTTCTTATGAGTCTCGACATTTTTAAACAAATGTGTATTTTTCCGCTTTTGATAATGAATGGATATTGTCATTTAGCTATTGAACATATAAATAATAGCTTGTTTTAACTTATTTTTTACAGATTTTGTAGTTATCCAAAAACTGCTAAAATAAAAATTAATAAAGAAATAGTTCGTATTTTTACTCCTTTTTCTTTTCCTAATTATAAATATCAATGAATCTAGAATTGAAAAAATTTGACATGAAATATATTAGTTTTAAAGCGAATGAAACAAAAGGGCCAGTCGTTGTTTTGATCGGAAGAAGAGATACAGGAAAATCCTTCTTGGTTCGTGATCTGTTATTTTACCACCAAGACATTCCCATCGGCACAGTTATTTCGGGCACGGAAGAAGGAAACGGATTTTATGGAAAATTAGTTCCTAAATTATTCATTCACAATGAATACAATACTGTCATCATTGAAAATATTTTAAAGCGCCAAAGACAAGTCTTGAAACAAATCAAAAAAGAAGTCGAGACGTTTAAAAAGAGTACCATCGACCCTCGAACTTTTGTGATTTTAGATGATTGTTTATATGATGCCACATGGGCCCGCGATAAGCTCATGCGCCTCCTCTTCATGAATGGCCGTCATTGGAAGATAATGTTGATCATTACAATGCAGTATCCGCTAGGAATACCACCCACGCTGAGAACAAATATCGACTACGTTTTTATTTTGAGAGAGCCGTATATTGCAAATCGTAAAAGAATCTACGATAATTATGCGGGAATGTTTCCCACGTTTGAGTCCTTTTGTCAGGTGATGGATCAATGCACAGAGAATTACGAGTGTTTGGTTATTAATAATAACTCCAAATCTAACAAACTTCAGGATCAAGTCTTTTGGTACAAGGCGGAAAGCCATAACGATTTTAAATTGGGATCGAAAGAGTTCTGGGAGATGTCGAAAAAAATCAACTCCGACGATGAAGATGAACAATATGACCCGACTAACGTTAAAAAACGCGGTTCAGGGCCTAAAATCAGCGTGAAGAAGACCAAGTGGTAAAGGATGTGCGTCAGGGGCACACCCTTTACTATAATTATTCGGCTTCTTCTACGATATTTCGTCTTGGGACCACAGATACGTGTATATATATGTCATTTAGTAAATCAAACAAATCAAAATTTTTATCATATGGATCAAATCTAATAAATCTACAACCCAGAAGTTGAGTAATAATGCTTTGACGCTTGATATCGTTTAATTTATTTTCAGGATTTTTATGGTGTGTTTCGTCACATTCAATTGCAAGTAAATATTCTGGAAAATATAAATCTATCTTGTAGTTGTCAATTTTATATTGCGATTTTATTATGTTGCCATCAAAAGTTTTAAGAATACAACTAATTACATCACATTCAATATTCAAACAGTATGTTGTCATAATATCAAAATTATTTTTTTTTGAAAATTCAATTGACTCTGGTTTTCTACTTCTAGTTAGCAATTTAATTAAACCTTTATATGTAAGATAATTTGTTTTTTGATGGGATACCTTTCCTACAACTATTTTTTTTTCGTCATCGCAATAATTTCGTATACTTGATCTAACATTTGATATTTTCAATATTTTTGAAATATCTTTACTACAATATAATGTATAAGGAGGTACATCACTTATTATTGTTTCACATTCATAGTTACTTTTTATTCTATTTAGAATATCAATTTCTTGTTCGTAGGTTGTCATGGGTGTATGTACATGCATTACATCCATTTATTTAAGTTGTTTTTGACATAAATATAATAACCGATTTTATACAGAGATACCGCGACAGCGTCTACGAGTTTTCTATTTGAGGTCGACAACAAGAATAACGCATAAAAACGAACTCCGCTAGTCCATTTTGTATACCTGGCTACTTATAAAACAACCAATATTTAACTGCTTAATGATATTACCAGAAAACCAGAAATCACATTTTAGAACTCAATGTATCATTTAGAAAAATAAATATTCTGTCTATAATATATTATGGATATTACTCACAAAGTTGCGCTCGATTTACTTCGCATTACCATTTTGATTTATAGTTACGGAGATTCCATCAAAACTACTGACGATACCATCGAAAATTTTGTCAGTAAAATAACAGATGCATCGCAATTGAAAATTAGCGACATGGAGAAGCAATTATTGTTTGATGTCGCAAAAAATATTCCAAGTGGGAAAGTTTGTAATTTTATAAATGATGCCAAAACAGATCTCCAAGCAGGTATTACTATAAATGAAATAGATAAGCGTATTTGCGTTGTTTTTCGAGGTAGCCAATCATCAAAAGATTGGTTTTACGATTTAAGCGTCGTAAAGCATAATCTAAAGGATGATATTTGGGTACACGGCGGATTTTACAAACAATTATACGATACGAATGTTTATGAGAGCATACTTCAAGAAGTAAAGTTGCAATTGGAAAAACACCCAGACTTTAAGATTTACATAACAGGACATAGTTTAGGGGCAGCATTAGCAACTTTATTCGGTTATTTATTGGCGCATGAAATTGAAAACCAGGTTAGTGTTGTATCATTTGCGAGTCCGCGTATTGGGGATGCGAAGTGGCAAAAATCGTTCGAATCAAAGGATAACTTGCATCATTATCGTGTAACAAACTGCCGCGATATTATTACTGCATTTCCTGTTTATAATTATAAACACGTGGGTACAAACATTAGATTGTTTCAAGATACTTACTCTATCCACGCAGATTATAAAGATGACTCATGGTATGATTATACAATAGCGAGGTGTTGGAGTGTAGCAGATCATGGATGTGATTTATATTACAAACATTTGATAAAACACATCTGGTAATAAAAATATAAAATAATTTGTATCATAAATTATTTTATAGTATCAATATTTATTATTTTTCATTATCCCCTACTTAGGAACCACAAACGGTCCACTGACTAACTCACTTCTTCCATTGTCGGTATTTCCAATCACAATATTATCACCATCAAACAATTCGCTACGAATATCCGCCACCGAAATAGCATCTTTCTCCAACAGCACCTTTTCTTGCGTATTTTGAATGCCAATTAAATTGCCATCTTCATCAATTGTTTGCGTTAAAGCGTTTCCGCTCTTTTCAGCGTTCTTGATGTTGTCTTCGATGGCCTTTTTCTTGGTATCTTTGATGCGCTGCTCAAACGCATTCTTTGCGAATGTTTCATTTTTAACCTTTTCTCCCATGAGTTGATTTAATTCCTCCTCCATGTATTCGGTTTTTCCAGTCTTGTAAGCCTCTGGATCCCAGCATAACCATTGTCCTACAGGGCCGACAAAAATATCGAAATTAGGATCGGCCTCACGTAACAATTTCGCGCGCAATTCAGCCTCCTCTTGACTCGCAAAATTGCCTCTGCATTTGAATCCTCTTACGGAAGTCTGGAAGTTATGCTTTACATTGAACTGTTTTTCCAATTCCTCTTCGCTGTTGTCCAAAAATGTTTTGTAATCTGCCTCGATCGAAGTGGTTAAGATATTCTCTCTCTCTTCTTTAATGAATTCTTCGTAATCTTTAATAACATCCTCAAACGAGACCTTGTATTTGTAAGAAAGGAAATTCAAAAATTGGGTAAATTTCTCCATGGATTTAGAGAGTTCCCACTTCTTCAAAAATTCATCGAAGAAAAACATCTCTCTTTGCTTTAATATTTTCTCAGGAGTTATGAAGGAAAAACACCCGAAATTTTGCCCCGCAATAGGTTTATCCACTTCTAAAAGGTCGACGTATTTAGGATTAGGTTTTCCGTTTTTCACCCTTCTTTCGAAATTATTTTTTCCTGAAGAATAACGATTGTTCGTTTTACTACTCATTATAATATTTAGTAAAATATTCGTTTTAAGTTTTTTATATAACAATTACTTTTTTTATATTTTGTATTTTATTTTGTATTTTATTTTGTATTTTTCTTTTTATTTTTTTCTACCTTATTTATATAATGAATAACATGTTTGACGTTTCCGAGCTCATCAAGAGAATCATTAAGTATTTGATCGAAGGTCTTATGGTTGCTATTGCCGCATTTGCTATTCCCAAGCAATCCTTGAATCTAGAAGAAATTGCGCTTATCGCACTTACTGCCGCCGCCACATTCAGTATTTTGGATACATACGTTCCAAGTATAGGCGTTACAGCGCGATCAGGTGCAGGATTCGGTATAGGTGCAAATCTAGTCCGTTTCCCAGGTGGGTTTTAGAGAAATAATATAACAATTTAATTTTATTAGCTATAATAAAAAAATTAAATAACTTATATGGCACTCAGCGTACATCTAATTTTTCTCGGCAGAAAAGAAAAATACTTGAAATAATCTGCCATTTTCTTTACTATCTCCAAAATAATCCATTGACATATGATATCTATCTGCTTTAAATAAAATAAGTCGATTAAACACATTACCCACTCTATCCACTAATTCCCATTTTGTTAGATCTTGACTAAAACGATCTATTTCTTTTTGGGTTTTTAATAGATCAGTATCTGGTTTGCTCATCGCACCGTCTTTAAATCTATAAAATGCAGTTCCTGCTGACAATGGCGCGTCTGGTGTTAAAAATACAATTCCCGCCCAATTATTCCAGCTATCCGTATGGACCCAAGAACGATCTCTTGACGTAGTATATTGAAAGGAACCATTGTATATTGACGCTGCATTCGAATTGTCTGGTTCTGGACAAGGGAAATTCGTGATTTTTCCTCCAAAGGGTTCAATATATTTTTGAATACATTCTCTTAAATGGTCAGTTGCATAAGATATGGTTCGTTGGCCTGGATAATTACCTTTTACTGAAAAATCTTGTGTTAAAATATAATTGCGAACATCCATCGCATTATTATAAAAATCATCGACGATAATAAGCCCGCATGCAGGAGTACGTTTCAATGGCACAATCGTTTTGTCCTCTTCTTTATCTTGGGTTTTAGAAAAATCCATATAAATATAAATACAGAAAGTAAATTCTGTTTATATATTTTTCTAGTATTATATTATAGATGGCTTATAAATACAAATCTAGTAAAAAAAATAATAAATCAACAAGAAAAAGGATGCGGGGAGGTGCAGATACACCGCCTTTTGAAAGTGACATTCAAGCGATTCCTATCCAAGAACAATCCGATATTGATGTAGGACCATTAGAACTTGATGACTATACTGGAGAGAATAATTCACATTATATGAATGACGATTCAGGAGATACTACGTTTGAATCGGTTATAAGTGACACTGAAGGAGGAAGGAGGGTAAAAAGAAGTCTAAAAAAAAGAAAAGGAAAAACAAAAAAAACAAAAAGACAAATGAAAATGGCTCTAAAAAAAAGAAAGAATACTAAAAAAAGAAAAACAAAAAGAAGAAAACTATTTCATTTTAGACCTTCGGCGATGCAAAAAAAGGGCGGCGCAGATACTATCACCGAGGACACATCTCCTCCCGCTTACAATGAAGCTTATGAAGAATACATCTCCTTGAATCCGTAAATTATCAATTATCAAGGGTATAAATAAGTTATAAATTTTTAATTTCTTTAGGTGACGGCCACTTTGGACTTTAAACAGTCGCAATAAATTCCCAGTCTAATTGTTCACACATCTTTTTCCAGATTTCGTCTTGTTCGATTAACTTTTCTCTATCCTTCAACATAGGAATATCATCCAAAAAACTGGTCTCTCCTAACAATTCGCATAATTTATATAATACATAATAGTAATTTAAGAAATTCACCCTGTAATCAGGACAATTTTTAGCATAAGGCGATTGAAGTTCCATAAATAAATTACATAACGTGTCTTCTAATTCGGGACTCATTACAGGCGGCTTGATACCCAATTTATTTTTAATAAATGCAATATGTTCATAATATTTATTAAACCCCAATTTTTTCAAGATTTCCTTTGTCTTGTAATGATTTAATTGCTCTAGTTCAATGCGCTCCTTTTTAATCTGCTGTTTGATTAAGTCGACAACTTCGAGTGGAATTTGCGTGGTCTCTTTCCCCTGATATTGTGCTAATATTTCTTTAAAATGATTTATTTTCTTGTAAGCATAAAAACAGACTTCTTTAGGTGGTTCTTTGTAAGACGGCTTTTCATTTTCAATCAAATAAGGAATGTTTACAGAACATATATTGCATATAAGAACGCCTTCATCATCCAAGGGAATAAGTTCTCCCTTGAAGCACGATTGACATACATCAGTTGAAAATACAAATGAATTTATATCTAGAAAACTTTCATCAATGTTTGAAAGATATTTTTGCACAATATTATTATTTAGCGAATCGGTGTTGTTCGATGGATCATTTTTTATTTTAAAAAAACGATCCAACATTTGATTTTTAGAAGAATTCTTAGTATCCATATTTGAAATGTTTTTTTTGTTTTCAAAGTATTCGAAAATATATTTAGAATTATCTAGAAAATAATCGTTCTTCTTATGTTTCAATTCTTTGATCGATTGGGATATTTCTCTCATACGATCTTTGTATTCCATGATTTGATCAATTGATTGATTTAATTGCTTACTTTGTTGTTCCAATTTTTTGTATTCTTGTTTTAGTTTAGGTATATTTCTATATTCATCTTCTACGAATTCTGTCATAAACTCCTTGTGTTTTCCATCTAATGTAGTGGCTTTTTTTTTGCAAATAGTAATTTTTTTATTTGCTTTAGGTTTGAAACTTGGCATAGATACAGTGATAAGTATATAAACAAAAATTTATTTAATTTAAAATAAAATTTATATATATTTTATCGATGTTTAAAGAATGGTTAAAAATAAAAAAAACAAATAAAAATCTAAATATAAATGGAATTTTCACTTCAAATTACAGATGAAGATGGGAAAAAAAAGAGTCTACATATGGATAAAATAAAATTCCAAAAGATGGTTTTTTTATTTAATTCTTTAGAAGAAGGTTGGAGAATCGAAAAAAAGAATGACTCATATTTCTTGTCCAAAAAACATGAAGGTAAAAAAGAGGTCTTTTTAGAATCTTATTTGACGACTTTTATGAAAGATAATTTAGACATGAATAAGATATTGTCGTCATAATTAATACCATAAGTTGTGAAAACATAGTTATAATTGTTGTATGTGTTATTAAAAGCCATCAATTTAATTAATTTAATTAATTGTATTTTTTCTAAAATTTTTTTCTTTAGCAATATTATAACTATGGGAGGAGGATTAATGCAACTTGTCGCTTACGGCGCCCAGGACGTCTACCTTACAGGTAACCCGCAGATCACTTTTTGGAAAGTTACTTACCGTAGGTATACTAACTTTGCCATCGAGTCCATCGAACAAACTTTCAACGGACAGGCCGATTTCGGTCGCCGTGTCCAGTGCACCATTAGTAGAAATGGTGACTTAGCCTACAGAACTTACCTGCAGGTTACTCTTCCTGAGATCAATCAGCTGATGGGTATCGCATCCTACGCCGCTGGCGTTGGATCTGGTGTCTATGCCCGTTGGTTAGATTACCCTGGTGAGCAGCTCATTGCCCAGGTTGAGGTCGAGATTGGTGGTCAGAGAATCGATCGCCAGTACGGTGACTGGATGCACATCTGGAACCAGCTTACTATGACAAGCGAGCAGCAGCGTGGTTACTTCAAGATGATTGGTAACACCACTCAGCTTACTTTCATCACTGATCCTTCCTTCGCAGAGGTAGATGGTCCTTGTGACTCTCTTGCCCCTCGCCAGGTTTGCGCCCCTCGTAATGCTCTCCCTGAGACAACGCTTTACGTCCCTCTGCAGTTCTGGTTTTGCACAAACCCAGGTCTTGCTCTTCCTTTGATCGCCCTTCAGTACCACGAGGTCAAGATTAACCTTGATATCCGTCCTATTGATGAGTGCCTATGGGCAGTCACAACCCTGAGCTGCAACACACAGCCTTACAGTGGCGCATCTGGACAGTTTGTTCCTGGACGCCCTGTTCCTGCCGCCATTGCCTACAATCAGTCTTTGGTCGCTGCTTCCCTCTACGTCGACTATGTCTTCCTTGACACTGACGAGCGCAGAAGATTCGCACAGAACCCCCACGAGTACCTCATCACTCAGCTCCAGTTCACTGGTGACGAGTCTGTTGGTTCATCTTCCAACAAGATCAAGCTTAACTTCAATCACCCCGTGAAGGAGCTTATCTGGGTTGTTCAGCCTGATCAAAACGTCGATTACTGCTCATCCCTTGTCTGCGACGCCCTCCTTTTCAAGGTTCTCGGCGCCCAGCCATTCAACTACACTGACGCCATCGATGCTCTTCCTAACGCCATCCATGCGTTTGGCGGACCTCAGGAGGTCAACCGCGGTGAGTACATCGATGCCCGTGGTCTATTCAACGACGCAGGCGCCCTTGACTACGAGATTCCTCCTGGTTTCACTGGATACTGGCACGGAAGCGAGAACCCTTACAACGAGCCTAACTTTGGCGGACCTGCCATCACACGTCCTGCCAACCTTGGCCTTGCTGAGGGTGTTGACCCCGCTCTTCTTGCCCAGCTCGCTCTTGAGACTTCCAACCATAACAGTGGTTCAACAGTGTCCGATGCTGGAACATTCGTTCTTACCGAGACATCTCTTGACCTCCACTGTTGGGGACAGAACCCTGTCGTCACTGCTAAGCTCCAGCTTAACGGACAGGATCGTTTCTCAGAGCGTGAAGGATCATACTTCTCATGGGTTCAGCCTTACCAGTCACACACAAGAAGCCCCGATGAGGGTATCAATGTGTACTCGTTTGCGCTCAGGCCCGAGGAGCATCAGCCCAGCGGCACGTGCAACTTCTCGAGAATTGATAACGCAACTCTTCAGCTTGTCCTCTCAAATGCTACCGTTGAGGGAACAAAGACCGCCAAGGTGCGTGTCTACGCTACAAATTATAATGTGTTAAGAATTATGTCCGGCATGGGGGGGTTAGCATATAGTAATTAAGTAGTTGGAGGTTATTTACTGTTATTGTTTATGTATTTTTTTCTGGTTAAATTAATTAAATAATTGTTTTTGTTTCTAAAAAACAAAAACAACTTAAATAAATAGTTATTATATATATACTATAACCAATGCAAACTCTCGACATAGTGAATTTGATTGAAACGAACCCAATCACAAAGCTTACAAATGCTTACAACAACAAATTATTAAATAAAATCAAAGAAAATTTTACAGAAACAGAACAACAGTTATTTGTTTCTTCCTTTTTTTGTTATTTAAACTACAATTCTACGACTGATTTTGTTATCGATCTAGATAACATATGGAAATGGTTAGGATTTTCTACAAAACAAAAATCAGTATTATTATTGGAAAAAAATTTTGTCATTGATAAAGACTATAAAAACTTGCTTAACTCTAAGGTTAAGCAAGATTATGACAATAAAAAGCATGGTGGTCACAATAAGGAGATATTTATCATGACAATAAAAACATTTAAACTATTTTGCATCAAAGCAGAAACAAAAAAAGCAAAAGAAATTCACGAATATTTCATAAAATTAGAAGAAATCTTGCAACAAACAATAGAAGAAGAAAGTAATGAATTCAAACTACAATTACAAGAAGCAAAACAAGAAATTCAAAAAATAGAAGAAACCAACAAAAAGGAAATGAATGAAAAGGTACAAAAAGAAAAAGAAAAAATGTTATTGAGAGATTTTGGTTCTTCGGGTCCACTTGTGTATATAATTAAAGTAAAATCGCATGAAAACGGCGAATATATTATAAAAATTGGGGAAAGCCGTAAAGGCGTGCAGTTAAGATACAATGAACATAAAACAAAATACGGCGAAATATTATTATTAGATTGCTTTTCAGTTATCAAAAGCAAAGATTTCGAGACATTTCTTCACGACCATGAGAGTATAAAATTTAATCGCGTCACAGACTTAAAAGGACATGAAAATGAACGTGAATTATTTTTAGTTGGAAAAAAATTATCCTATGCGACAATTTTACAAATTATTCAGTTCAACATAAAAAAGTTCAATGAATATAATAATAGCGATTATGAAAAATTGCAATTGCAGTTAGATACTTATAAGAATATCTTATTTTCTAATCCTGTAACGGACAATGAAGCTAACTATAAAGATTGCGAAATTACAAATATACAAATAAACCAATTGTTAGAGAATCAAAAAAAAATGTTAGAAAAAATAGAAAATTTGGAAAAATCTAACAAAGAAATATTAGGAAAATTAAGTTGTACGCAAATAAAAACTACTACTAATTTTCAAGAGCCTCTTCCAACATTAGGGCCAAGATTACAGCAAATAAACGCAGAAACGTTGAATTTGGTAAAAGTTTATGAGTCCGTTGCAGAATGTATCAAGGAACACAATTTTATGTTAAAACGACCAAGTATAGACAAAGCCATAAAAGAAAATACGATCTACCACAATTATAGATGGTTATATGTCGAAAGAAATAAAGATCCAACTATTGTAGAAAATATACAACCTACAAAACAAACAAAACTTCAAAATTTAGGTTATATTGCAAAAGTAAACAAAGAAAAAACTGAAATATTGAACGTCTATTTAGACCGCAAAACAGCTTCTAGATGCAACGATTATCAATCGTCGTCGGCACTTGATACTTGTGTAAAAAACGAATCTATAAAAGACAATCATTATTACATGTTATATTCCAAATGCGGCGATACCATGACAGATGCGTTTGTTGAAAAATATGGAGAACCGTTTTTATACAAAGACGGCGTCGGACAATATGACAGTAACAACAATTTGATACAAAGCTTTATTTGTAAGTATGATTGTATTAAGAAACTTAGCATAAGCGATAAAACGCTAGCAAAAGCATTGAATACAAACATCACGTATAATGATTGCTTCTTCAAATCGATCTGCACAAAAGACAAATGTTTATAAACACAAAATGACTTAAAAATAATTTCTTAACATCTATTAGAATCATGCAAGTTTTCGTAAAGACATTGACAGGAAAAACGATTACCTTAGAGGTCGAGCCAAGCGATACAATCGAAAACGTAAAGGCCAAAATTCAAGATAAAGAAGGCATTCCTCCTGACCAGCAGCGTCTTATTTTTGCTGGAAAACAATTGGAAGATGGTCGATCATTGTCGGATTATAACATTCAAAAGGAGTCGACGCTTCATTTAGTGCTTCGTTTGAGAGGTGGTTAAAAAAATAGATAACATAAAAAAATTATCTATTTTTTACAATTTACTGGATAAATGCAAATCTAATTACTTACTATTGAACAATAGGTTCATATTTTTCACTTCGGGCTTTTCGTCAGGAGAATACGTTGTAAACAGCGTATTAATTTGCTCGTCATCGCGGAATCGAATACTATATTCTTGTTGGATGTTGTTTCTGCCGATACGCCCCATGGCCTGTATGATCTTCTCCTGAGTTAATTTCAAATCCTTACTTAAATAACCATGACAAAACTGATAATTAGTTCCATAAATATAATCACTGTCGGCGATAATCATGAACAACTTTTGATGATCAGCCAGTTTTTTCATTATTTCCGTATAAGCAATACTTTCGTGTGTCGTAAAGACGCCAATGCCCAACAACAACAACACTTTCCAGCTGTCTTCGACGTCTTTTAACAGCATGATGGAAACGATGGTTTCTTCATCGATGTCGCTCGTAAACACATTTTTGTTTGGCATATTTTCAGCCCACTTGTTGTAATGCGCCAATTTATTAGGAATAAATATTTCATTCAGTGTCGCATTTTTAATCATAGTTCGGCAAAGATCGATTTGTTCTTGCAGTTGAATGATTTTTCTATCCTTGGTTTTACCCATCTTGTCATCGAGTGCTTTCACTTTCTGCTTTTTATCTTTATACGATTGCTTATTTCCCTCGTCCTTTTCTTCCTCCTTATTGGCATTTTTTTCCAATTCGGTTTCAATCTCCTTTTCCAAATGATCGATTTTCTCGTTCACATTGTTATTGAATTCAATCTTTTCCATAATATCAGTCATGACTAAAGAAGGAATATTGGCCTGCTGTATACAAAATTTCGCAATCTTGGTTACATCTGTAGCTAAGAATATAGTTGGACCTTCCGTCAATGAAAATGCGTCTTTTGTCGTCACATAAATACCGCATATTCCTTCTGGTTCCTCAGTTTTTACAAGACTTGGCGACATGACCATTTGCTCACTTTGCAAACGAGTAAGCTGACTTCCTGCAAGAGGGGCTTTTACTGTAATAACGCTAGGACCTATAACGCCTGGACCTATGCTATTGGTTTTTAATATTTTATTGCCCTTGACATCAATCGATGTGTTCGACAAAACCCGTTTTGTTTTCTTCAACTTAAAATGAGTTGAAATATTCGACCAATTCGATTCTACAATATTTTTGATGACTTTGATGTAATGCATCTTGATACTTTTCATGTCAATATCATCAATGGAACCAAAATTACGTTCTATTTTAGCTATTCCGCGAATGAAATCGTTGGTTTCGCAATAATGAATGAATTCGCCGCATTCTTTCAAATCGAGATAACGCAATAACGTCAAATTATCTTCGCAATGTTTCACGATTTCCAATGTTTTCGAGTAATCGTTTCTCAAATAATGCGGCATGATCACATAACCCGAATTGTTAATGAGTGGAATCGTTTTTCTGCAATCATGGCTTACAATATTATGTATAACTGCCCCAGAAAATTTCTCCTGAAAATCATTCACAGTTTCACTAATCTCATGAATTTTGGGCAACGTAGCGGAAGACAATACAAAATTCGGGATCAAATTGTCTTTCCAATTTTTTTGAATAATACTATGAAACTCATGATTCTCATAATCCAACGTAATTGTGGGTTCGTCCCAATAAGTAATAATTTTACTCACATCCTTGTTAAACGCTTTCATATAATACATGGCGCATAAATAAGATTTAATGTCACTGATCATGATTTCAACTTTATCTCCTATGGTATTGTCTACTTTGCGTATTCCACCACTGCGTCGATCAACACTAAATTCTTTGGCTGCAAAATAATGAAGTCTTACATCTTCTGCGCTAGTGCAACCGAATGCAAATGCCACCTTTTTATGAACCGATATTGCGGCTCTGGCTAAAGCTAGTCCAACGTGTCTCGCCGCGCATACGAATATTATTTTATGACTCTCGGATAACCCTAGAGGAGTTAATGTTTTACCCGTACCTGTGGGGGCAATATAGAGTATCAATTTCGGCCCAGGATTTTTCACTGCCTCAAATATATCCTTTTGGTGATCGTATAATGTGATGTCGTTGTATTTTAACAAATTCGAATTCTTTTCGATATAATCGTTGGATTTATGGATAATGTGCAGTAAATCAACTTCGTCTTTATAATGCACTATCACTTCTTCTACGACGTGCTGTATATATTTATTTAATTTTTGTATATTATTCTTGAGTAATTTGTACAGCGTGAAATAATGATGGAGCCATTTTTGTTCTTTTTTCTGTTGAAACTGGAAGAGCGCTTCCAAATGTTGTAACAATTCAAACTCATAAACGTTATCCATGAGTTCTTTTGTTAAACCGTTTTTCGAAAGACGTATTTGATCTGCCTTTTTTATTGTTATATTTGGCTTTACATCTATTTTAATATATTGGATTCGATATATTTTGAAGATTTCATTTATTTTAGCTGAAAAGTAGGTATTGTATAAATATTCTTCCATCTTTTCATTGAATTCGATTTTTAAATAGGAGAACAATGACAAATTTTTGTTGTATTTGATATTTACATCGTTGTATCCGTTTGTGATTAATTTGAGAATTTCAATTTCTTCGGGAGAAACTGGTATTTCAATGGATTCCCATTCGGCTTTTGATAGTTTTCGTTGTTTTAGATCCATTTTTGGTAATTGGAGTTGTTAGTTTGTTAGTTATTGTAATACAATGTTTTTAAACTTCAATTTTATTTAAAAATTGAAACAAGAAAATAAGAGAATAGTAAGATAAACTAGAAATAAACAAGCAAGCGCCAAAAAAATGGGAAAAAACAACAGAATAATTTCGATCGAGGGCAATATCGGCTCTGGTAAAACAACCTTTTTGGAGGAATTGAGAAAGGCAATTGGCGAGAATGCCAATGTGATTTTCTTGAAGGAACCAGTCGACGCATGGGAGAATATAAAAGACAAAAAGGGTGAAACAATGTTACAAAAATTTTATAAAGATCAAGAAAAATATTCCTTTTCGTTTCAAATGATGGCGTTTATTTCCCGACTCTCGATTCTAAAAAGCGCAATGTTGGAAAATGAAAATGCGATCATCATTACAGAACGTAGTTTATATACAGATAAAATGGTGTTTGCCAAGATGTTATATGAACAATCGAAAATCGAAGACATCAATTACCAAATATATTTGTGTTGGTTTGATGAATTTGTGAAAGAATGCCCCATCGATTATGTGTTTTATATAAAAGCGGATCCAGAAAATTGTTATGATCGGGTTCAAAAGCGATCAAGAATCGGGGAAAGTGTCATTCCAATCGAGTATTTATTTGAATGTCATATATACCACGAAGAGTATTTATCACCCAATGGAATGTTTGGCAAAAATCAAATGATATTCGATGGCAATATTGATATTGTTGAAAATAAAAATATTATGTGTAAGTGGATCGATGATGTCATTGAATTGTTGGTGAATATGCAATACTAAAATTATATAAAATAAAAAAAGGTATTTATACTTTTTTACATTTTACAAGTTAAGTTTACGAAATTCTTTTTTTAGTAACTCTAAATAATATTTTTAATCTTACTTTATTTATATAATGGACGGATTTACTCAATTATTTTGGATGTTTTTTACACTTTTTATTATTTTATCTGTATATTTACTATGTTGCACCAAAAAGACTAAAATCTTTTATGCACAGATTGCTTCTGGGTGCGGTATGTTTGCTACAAGTAAAATTGGGCGTAATTTTTTAGGTTTATCGAAATCATAAAAAGAAAATATCAATAAAAAATTGATATTTTTTTCCTAACAAATAGTACACGCAAACGAATACAAATGGATTCATATATACTTTATTTTGACGGCTGCAGCAAAGGTAATCCTGGGCCATCGGGTGCAGGGGCTGTTCTTTACAAAAACGATGTTATCATTTGGAAAGGCTGCCAATTCGTCGGTATGGAACAAACCAACAATCAAGCCGAATATTACGGACTTATTTTAGGCCTTACGAAGGCGTCACGGCTGAACATAATGAACATAACAATAGTAGGCGACAGTCAACTTGTTATCAAACAAATGAAAAAGGAATACAATGTGAAATCGCTTTCGATTCTGCCCTTATATCAAAAGGCTGCAGATTTAGCATCGCGATTTTCGACAGTGATCTTTGAACATGTATATCGAAAGGAAAATAAGATCGCAGATTCATTGGCCAATCAAGCCTTAGAAATAATCGACGAATGTAAAGATGAATTGGAAGAAAATATAGATTGGACAAAGGAATAATTATGTATATTCAAGAAGAAGAATCAACTATATTCAAGAAGAAGGATAATTAGGTATATTCAAGAAGAGATACGTTAAGAACCGAATTCGCCTTGTATTTTAACATGTCCAATTGTTTAGAAGTAGTGGGAAATTCGTCGGCACCATAAATATCCTGTAATAATAACCATTCAAATAATCCACCAAGATAAACACATACATTGTAAAAACCCAGTGATAATAATTGTTGATATTTTTTGTATAATCGTTCGTCGTTTGAATTTCTGCCGTAAATAACAATGTGAATATGTTTGCCAGAACGCATATGTTTGTTAATAATGTTCTCCTCAGCATGAATCGGTATTGTATTTTTTATCAAACAATTTTGATCGACTTCTGCTAAGGTATTGATAAGAAGATACGATTCTGGATTCTTTAGAACAATTTGAATATCTTCGAAATTTATTTTTTTAATAGATTGGGTATTTCCCATTCATTTATTAATAGTATTAAATTATTATGTTTAAACTTAAACATAATAATTTATATTTCGCTGACAATTAATTAAATTGTACCACGATTTCAACCTTTTCCTTTTTGATACTTTTTGTTGCCGAAATAGAGAGTTCTTCTCTCTTTTTGCGCGTTTTCGAATTGTCAACAATTTCCTTCTTCTTGGAAGTGCTGTTACGATTATTCATATCTTTCTCAATGACATCATAATTCTTATCAATAAAATCAACGACTTCATTCTCTAGCGCCCATTTAAAAAAATTTAATTGCCCTATTGTGGTTTCAATATACGAATTCTCTTTGTAAGGAATACTAATGCGATCCCATCTACAAAAAGGATCGAAACGTTTTTTAGAATAAGCCTTCAATTTTAGCTTGTAATCCACGTATACTTTAAATCGACGCTCGACGTTATTCTCAGTCTCGTCAATTGTATACAACGTGTAATATTTCTTCGCATAATTAGTGGCGAACCAATCAACAATGCGAAGTGAAATCTTAGATTCTCCAGTAATAATTTTCAACATACGTTCCATGTTATCCCCAGTTTTATAAAACTCCATCAAGTTATTTAAAAGCAGATTGTTTTGCGTTGTATAAGAGGAAGCCATTAAATGATTCATTATGTAAGTTTTTACGAAAATGTTTAAGTTGTTTTTATTACTTTTGTTTTATTATTTACTACTTTTTATTATTTATTACTTTTTTCACGTTTTATTCTTTGTGCTCTATTTTGTCAAAGGTAGTGTTTACTGGTTTCAAAAACATATCTCTGGTCGACACGTCATTTACATAATCTGTATCTTGTAGAAAAGGATTTGTTCCTCTTTGAAAGAGCGGATCCCTACCTGATATTTTATTGTCTAAATCTTCTCTGCGATTTCCAGAAGAATTAGAATTTCGGGAAAAGGTGGATTCAAATGCAAAATCTTCGAAACCATTCAATGATTGGTTAATTGCACTGTCGTCTACTTTTTCCAAATGTTCTTCATGTTCATCTTGTTCTTCTTGTTGTTTTTGTTTTGGATATTGTCGCGCTGATTTATAATATCCAGAACCATTACTCCATTTCCATTCATTCATTATTCTATCACAATATTTCTTTGCGGTGTATTTAACTTATGAACTAACATAAAGATTTCGCCAGAATAATTACAATATGGCTTACTATTATTTATCTATTCTTTCTTCAGTCTTTATTTTTACAGGATATTTACCAGAGCTTTATCATGTCATTATATCAAAGCAAGCAACTTTGGGTAATATTTATATTTGGCTCATTTGGTGCATGGCTTCTTTACTGTCTGTTATTTATTGCTTGCTAAACGAAGAGTATTACGTTATGACAACACATATCGTTGTATTTACCATGAACGGAACAACCTTTTCATTGAAATATTATTATGCGTATATTTATAGGGCTGTAGAAAAATCCGCCATAGAGAATATACAAAAAATATAAGCCCATCAATTATTCTTTGCGAATAATTTTAAAAGTTTTGGTGAATAAAAAGGCATCTTTGGATTTGGTTCTTCTTTTTAAGTTGCAACCTAAACAGGAAATAATTACATTGTCTTTATTGTGTCCTTTGTCGTTGTCGATGCGGTCTAGGGTCCATTGCATATTCTCTCGAACCTTTTCATAAAGAATATAAATTTGCTGAGAACAATAATAACAATTTAAGTTGCATGCATCTAACAAAACTATGATTTCTTTTAAATTTATAAAATTCAGTGGATCGTATAACTTTTTCAAAAGATCTTGCTGTTTGTAACTTGATATTTTGTGCTTCATCTCTTTTAAAAAAATTCTAGATTCATTGGGTAGATACGATGCATCTAACAAAAGCGAAATAATTTGTTTCTGTTTTTCACAAGAATAGACTTGATTTATATTTTCAAATCCTTTTCTCTTTTTGTCGATTTTAGGCTGGATCATCTTTTTGATTTGATATCTATTGTTAGTTCCTATTATTGAGATTTTTTTGTTTTCATTTTCATTTTCATTTTCATTTTCATTTTCATTTTCATTTTCATTTTTTATTTCCATTTGTTGATTATAATATAATACTACAAAAGGAATATAGAATTATATCTTATTATTAATATTTAAAAAAGTGAGTTAAACTTAAGCCAACATAATACAATATAATACAACCATGGAAAATGAGAACGCAAAAGTAGAAGAAACAAACAATGTAAAATATAAAACGATGATGTTAAATGGCATCAAGTGGACACCTAGTACGATAAATACAAACAATTTATCAAATTTGGAGACCTTTTTGGAAAACGAAAAGAATACCAATATCCAGGAACCGTGGAGTAAATTAGATAAGACATTGAAAACGAAAAAGCTATTGTCTTTCGCCGAGAAGTACAAAGAAGAAAAACAATTGGAAGAACAAGAATACAATGGTTTACTCGCGTTTTTGAAAGAATGTTTGGATAGAAAAAGACTACAGCGCGTAAAAGACGTCACTTACGATAAAGTCAACGGTCTAGTAAAGGATATACCTGGATTATTTCATAACAAAGTAAAAAACCATTTCACAATTAAAAATGTGGATAAAAGGGTATCTACTATAAAGTCACTTGCGCCAAAAAAATTGAAAGGAACTGCTAAGAATTTAACATCGACAGAAGACTCCGAGGAAGAAAAAGAATAATCTTAGAAGAAACCTATAATTTTTAAATTCCCACTTATTAAAAATTATGGATTTAGGCATAAACACTTCTTTGTATAATATAATAGTTACTAGAGGATATAAAATGAGAATGAATGAATTGTATGATTTAGAAAATATCATTAGCACAATTGTCCCTCAAGAATATCAATATATAAACGAAAAAGATGCATTGGATTTATTGGATTCATTATTGCATCTCATGGAAACATACATTGAAGAAAACCCGAAAGCAATCACTGATTGCGATTTTCAGGAAGACTTCAAAGAACATGTCGAAGAATTGTTTTATATTACATTCGATGAGGAAATCAAATACTGCAAAGAAATAGAGGAAGACATTGACGATCTTATTGAAGAAGCATTTGATATCTTCTTCAACTCGATGATGCCATACCGTTCTTATAGTGACGCAGTTATTTTATATAAACCCAATCGGAAAATCATTGACGAGACACTAGTAAAATTGCGCAATAAGCCACAGCCGACGCAAAGAACAAATGCGTGGTATGAATTTCGCCACAATTTGATTACCGCAAGTAATGCGTATAAAGCATTCGAAAATCAAAATGTCAAAAATCAATTGATTTATGAAAAATGTCAGCCATTAAAGGTTGTAAATGAAATTACCTGTAGTCCAGTGAACGTAAATACGACGCTGCATTGGGGACAAAAATACGAACCTCTGTCTGTTCTCATTTATGAACATCTGTACGATACGACCATTGAAGATTTTGGATGTATTCAACACGATACCTATAAATTCGTAGGCGCTTCGCCAGATGGTATCAATGTAGATCCAACAAAAGATAGATATGGACGAATGTTGGAAATTAAAAACATTGTAAACCGCGAAATAAATGGCATTCCTAAAAAAGAATACTGGGTTCAAATGCAATTGCAAATGGAAGTGTGTAATTTAGACGAATGCGATTTTCTGGAGACAAAGTTTGTAGAATATGAATCGTATACTGATTACTGTGAAGATACTGAAACCTTGTTAAGTGATGATAAATTTAAGGGTGTCATCATGTATTTCTCGAGCAAAGAAGGAAAACCAACTTATTTGTATAAACCTCTCCATTTAACTGACGAAGATGACTGGGAAGAAGAAATGCTTGACAAATATAAGCTCGAATTTCCTCATTTGACATGGATCAAAAATATTTATTGGAAATTGCAAAAAATGAGCTGTGTTTTGGTATTGAGAAATCGCGCTTGGTTCAACAATAACATTGCTGAAATGGAAGAATTATGGAGGATTGTCGAAAAGGAACGTATAAGCGGATATCAACATCGAGCGCCAAATAAAAGAGTAAGAAAAGATAGTGAAACTAGTTTAGAAGATTTGTCCCCAGGGTGTTTGTTAAATGTAAATAAAGACACGAATGAAATAACCCTGGTTAAGGGAAAAAATCCACCTTTTATAAAAGGTGGAGCCAAAAACAACCTTTGGGAAAGGTTGTGCTAAAATCCACCTTTGGGAAAGGTGGAGCCAAAATCCACCTTTGGGAAAGGTGGAGACAAAATCCACCTTTGGGAAAGGTGGAGCCAAAATCAACCTTTGAGAAAGGTGGAGCCAAAAAACAACCTTTATAAAGGTGGAGCCAAAAAACAACCTTTATAAAGGTGGAAAAAAGGTGGATTTTGGCTCAACCTTTCTCAAAGGTTGAATCTATAATAATTTATACGGGGTCCTTCTCCATTTGGGACAGGATCTAATGGAATACTTATGTTTGTAGGTGTTTTTTTATCGTGATATAAGGCGCCGCAAAATTCAGCACCGACACATGTGCCTTCATCAGGGTTTCGATAATATCTCAAATTATTGGTGATCTGTTTGTAAGATCCAACACGGAAAGCGGGATAATGCCACCATATATCGCTATACTCATTGCTCGAAACATTCTTGTTACCTGTTAATGGATATTCTCCTTTTAACAGCGGAGTTACAACATTTTCTGGGTAATAACCTGGACTTGCTAAATTATAATTGTCGAATCCATTTTTGTTAGAAGATTTTGTAATATAGACTATAATAACTACAAATAATATAAATACCATTACTATAAGTTGTATATAATTCATCATTTTTTTCATTCTGGTATAACTATATATATTACATTATAAAAATTAAAATAGTTATTTTTTCTAACTATCATTTTACATAAAAATAACCATTTAAAAATGACTTCAGTAAATTATATACTACAGGCGGTTCTATGGAAATAAATGATATGAGAGTTACAAAACGCAATGGTGAACTAGAAGAAATCGCATTTGATAAAATATTGACTCGAATTAAAAAATTGGGAACAGAAGCCAAAATACAGATTAATTACTCAGCACTTGCCATGAAAGTCATTGACCAAATTTACGATACCATTCCCACTTCGAAAATAGATGAATTAGCTGCCGAACAATGCGCATCTTTATGCACTCATCACCCAGATTACAATACATTAGCCAGCAGAATTATAATATCAAACCATCATAAAAATACTGACTCTTCTTTTTACAATGTCGTTAAAAAATTACACGAGTTTGCACAAGACTCGAAGGGAATATCGCCCCTCATATCCACCGATTTATGGAATATCGTTAATTCCCCTCTTGGAGAAATCCTGGAAGACATGATCGATTACGAGCGCGATTATTTGATAGATTATTTTGGTTTCAAGACGTTAGAACGCGCCTACTTATTTCGTACAAACTCCACGATCTTGGAGAGACCTCAGCACATGTGGTTAAGAGTCTCCATAGGCATTCACGGATCCAATATGAAATTGGTAAAGGAGACGTATGATCTCATGTCTTTAAAATATTTTACCCATGCAACGCCCACACTATTTAATGCAGGAACTCCGCGTCCTCAATTAAGTTCATGTTATTTGATTTCGATGGAAGAAGACAGTATTGAAGGTATTTATAACACTTTAAAAGATTGCGCACTTATTTCCAAATATTCGGGCGGAATCGGCCTACACATTCATAATATACGTTCCAAAGGCACGCTAATCAAGGGGACGAATGGTAAATCCAATGGAATTGTCCCCATGTTGCGCGTCTTTAACAATACTGCTCGCTACGTAGATCAGGGCGGAGGAAAACGTAATGGTTCTTTTGCGATTTATATCGAGCCATGGCACGCAGACATTCAAGATTTTTTAGAAATGCGGAAAAATCACGGCGACGAAGAATTAAAAGCCAGAGATTTATTTTATGCGCTATGGATATGCGATCTATTTATGACTCGTGTAAAGGAAAATGGAAAATGGTCACTTTTCTGTCCCAGCGAATGCCCTGGATTAGCCGATGTTTATGGAGATGATTTTGCAAAATTATATCAGCATTACGAGTTGGCTGGTTTAGCGAAAAAAACCATCACCGCCAGAGAATTATGGTATCAAATCTTGGATGCGCAAATGGAAACGGGAACTCCTTATTTGCTGTTTAAAGATGCGGCAAACAATAAATCGAATCAAAAGAATTTAGGGACAATTAAAAGCAGCAATTTGTGCTGCGAAATCATGGAATATTCGAATGAAGAGGAAACCGCGGTATGCAACTTAGCCTCTATTGGTTTACCCAACTTTGTAGATCCTGTAACAAAAGAGTTCGATTATGTGAAACTGCATGAAGTAACAAAGGTGGTAACCCATAACTTGAATAAAGTGATTGATATTAATTTTTACCCTACAGAAAAAACAAAAAAGAGCAATTTTAAAAATCGTCCCATTGGTATAGGTATTCAAGGATTAGCTGATGCGTTCTTTTTAATGGATGTCGCATTTCACAGCGAAGAAGCGAAGAAAATAAATACAAATATATTCGAAACGATCTATCATGGAGCGCTGGAAAAAAGCAATGAATTATCTGTTGAGGAAGGTTATTATAGTTCTTTTATAGGATCGCCTGCATCGAAGGGTGTCTTGCAATTCGATATGTGGAACGTGGTGCCTTCGCAAAGATATGATTGGGCAAAGCTGAAAGAAAATATTATTCGGGACGGACTACGTAATTCTTTGTTGGTTGCGCCGATGCCTACGGCAAGTACGTCGCAAATTTTAGGGTTTAACGAGTGTTTTGAGCCGATCACTAGTAATATTTATACACGTCGAACTTTGGCTGGAGAATTCGTAGTACCGAATAAATATTTGATGAAAGAATTGATTCAGTTAGGGTTGTGGAACGAAGAAATAAAACAGAATATTATTGCGAACAAGGGAAGTGTTCAACAATTGTCTGTTTTACCTGAGCATATTCGAAATAAGTATAAAATCGTATGGGAAATTCCTATGAGACATTTGATTGATATGTCGGCAGATAGAGGGGCTTTTATTTGTCAAAGCCAGAGTTTGAACTTGTGGTTAGAAGATCCCAATTACAATACACTGACTTCCATGCATTTTTATTCTTGGTCGAAAGGGTTGAAAACGGGAATCTATTATTTAAGACGTAAAGCGAAACACCAGGCACAACAATTTACCATTGAACCCGAGAAAAAAGAGGAGGAGAAAGACGAAATATGTGAAATGTGTTCGGCGTAAATATTTGTAATCTTACAAATAAAAAAAGTTTAAATAATTCTTTACATATATAATCAACCATGCCAAATACATTGAACCAAGTCAATTTTCCTATAAATAGGTATTTTACAGATCAAGAAAAAGTAAAAATAATGAAACTCCATTATGAAAATAACATGGACTATGTTGATATTGCCAAAGAACTAAACAGTCTACCGAATAATATTTTATGGTGCATCATGCGCTGGAAATATGTAAAAGAAGGATAGGTATAAAAGTATTATTTACAAATAAAATTGATTTATTTGTAAAACTTATGTATAGTATTACACATAAAATTAAATAACATAAAATGTCAACAAATGAAACAAATGAAACAAGTGTCGAACTTACCAAAAATATCATATTAAGTATTGGTCCTCTTGTAAAAGGGACTATTATTAGCAGACCGTCAAAACACATTAAATCTCCTTACGTTGCAGACATTTTGATTTGTGAAAATGAAGTACAGAGAGAAATAGTAGTGCATAGTCCATCCCTTGGTTGTGGAGGGATGGCCGAAGAAGGTGCAAACGTTCTTATGACTGTTTTACCTAAAAAAGGGAAAAATGTCGAACAAAAATGCAGTCATCGCATTTGTTTATCTATTGTCAATGATTCCCAACATCCAGGGTGCGAAGTCGTTGTGGGGATTTATCCAAAATTAGCTGAACAATTGGTTGAAAATGCGTTAAAATGCGGTTCCCTCGCTTGGTTGCATCCAAAGCGTTACAAGAGAGAAACTGTCATAAAAATAAAAGATAAAGTCGATTCTCGTTTTGATTTTACTGGAATTGACGAGAATGGTATTCCATTTATTATGGAAATAAAAAATGTCCCGATTGCGAATTATGAGGAGATACCTCAAGTCAAGAAAACAAAAGGGTTGCAAAAAAAAGAATCTTTGGATTATTCCAATATTCCATTTCATTCAAAGGTTGCTTACTTCCCAGAAGGTTACCGAAAAAAAACCACAGATACTGTTAGTCCGCGAGCTTTGAAACACGTAAAAGAGCTTACATTTATTAAGAGCGAAACTACTCACGATAAACCAATACGTTGTATTTTATGCTTTGTTATACAACGAGATGACGTAGACCGTTTTCAACCGTGTAGTTATGATCCAGAATATAAAGAGGCGGTAAAAATAGCACGAGATTCGGGGGTTGAAATAATGGCGATTGTTGTCAAGTGGGATAAAAATGGCGATGCGACTTTTGTACAAGATATACCGATTTGTTTTTAGACCTTTATTTTGTATATTTTTTTTAGTTACAAAAAAAGAGAATATAAAGATATAAAATAAGTATTATAATATGTATGTACCACTTACTACCAATCGATATCACCAATAATATATTGTCATTTGATAAGCATTTCACAATTCGAAATGGTAAAGCTATAAATATAATTCCCAAAGATGACATTCGTTATTCTGTTTTAAAAGAAAAATCATTAATAAAACAAAAAATACTTCAAAATCCATATTCAATATCTGGAGAGAGTAAAATAATAAGTAAAAATGGTAGTGAAATAATAATTTCAGTAACTGAATATAATTTTGATACTTTTGCGTGGAGTATTGATGTTTTTTACAAAAGCATTGGGGTAACCCATAATATTAAAACTCATTTGTTGTAAAATTTATTACATACCAATGGATAAAAAATTGATTTGTTTTTTTAGAAACAGGGTTAATGTAAAATACTTAAAAATGAATATCATCACCAAACAATTAATTCTAAATGAAATTCAATTGCCTACAGATGTCATCAATATTATCAAAGAATTTTGTTTTGTTAATATTGAAGAGGTAGCAAAACAAAATAAATTAAAGATAAATCGTATAATTCGAAGCGCCGATCTTTACACTTACTCGGAAAGTGATGATGGCTGTTGGCATTTTGAAATACATGAAAATGAAAATGAATATGGAGAAAAATTCAAATTGAAAGGATTTCATTGTTCTAATTGTGGAAACTATAGTGGATATTTTTGTAAAAGTTGGAATAATTACATCTATAACTGGACAACGTGTACTTGTTGGGAGAAAAACAAAATAGTAGATTATTTCTGGGAATATCCATTGTCTGTATGGATCTAAACATGATTATCGTGAAAAAATGTGTAAACACTTTTTTCATATTTATTTCTTATTTCTATTTTGGCGCTTTTGTTGTTTTCGGTTCTTGTTTTTTCTCGTTTTCCTAGTAGTACCTTTTTTTTTGCCACCTTTTGCAAGTATGTATTGTCCTGGAAGTCCCGAATATGGCTGTCCAGCGTAACAATTATTTAATGAATCTTTTGCAAAATTACCTGAAGGATCAATAGGAGACGGAGTAATATCATCAATATATTTGGAAATTTCGCCGCCAGTATTTTTGTCCTTACCATAGATATCGTGTTCAGCATTTTTTCCACAAACGTTGGGATTCACAATTTGTGAAACAGATTTAGGATCTCGAACATGATTGCCTGTTGTCCATAATCTATAAAATACTCGCAAACATATGACCACATCGATAATTGCATCGTGGAGTGCAGAATCTAGCGGAGGATAACCAAACATGCGATCGTAGACTTCCCAGAGCGCGGGAGGTTTCATGGCAGGGCTTTCTACTAATTCCCATCGACTGCTTTTTGGATAAGGAAATATTTTTATTTTTTCCAAATAAGGCATTCTTTGTGTTTTTTCTCCATTCATTTTCGTATCGATGTTTACAATAAGTTTACTTGCACACATCGTGCAATAAAATTTATCCATGTTTTGTTTTATTGTCGAGAAGAATGATGTGTATTGAGATCCATTATTTTTCTTTTCAAGACGAACAATTTCGGAGAGAATCATTTTGGTATCAAATTGCACATTGTGCGCTGCAACAATTGTTGCTTTTTCAAAATCGCTCATAAATTCAACAAGTGCTTCTTCCATAGTGACTAATTCTTCATCTGGAAGATTTTGTGCAGCACGTAAAGTGGCTAAAATAATGGGGTGGGTTTTATCATCGTTTAGCAAAGAAGATGTCAATTCGCTAGGTAATCGAATGTATTTGTTGAATATTTTATATTCATTCGTTTGCATGTTATAGAGAATATAACTTAACTGCGCAATTCGAGTTGGATCCCATTTATCAATTTCTTTAGACCAAGTTACAGGATCCGCGCTGTCTAACAAGTTCCCTATTTTTTGCGATGCTTGCCAACCAAGTAGTTTATAATAATTGGGGCCGACACCAGTTGTTTCCGTATCAAACACCAAGACGATAGGATTTGTATCCATTTTATTTATATTCGTTATATGTAACAAATATAAATTTTTTATATTTTTATTCAATTTTATTATATAAAGAGTTTTTTATAAGCGTATATAAAATGGAGAATCACTTTATAAAAGCAGACGATAACAAAATAATAAACGAAAAATGTATAAGATGGGTAAAAAAAATGGGTGATTGTTTGGAAATTTGTTCGAGATCTAATGGTTGCTCTATTGAAATGGGACAAACGCATCGAATTTGCAAATTGAATAATAATGACAGTTATAACAAATTAAATGCATATTTTGAATCAAAAAAATAATATGTTCTCAGCAATTTTATAAATTGATTCATTCACATATTATTTTTTTACAGTTGCCTTTTAACCACGGAACCCCTTGTTGAATCCTTTGGGTGCAATTTGTTGTTGACTTTTCGTTCCCGTGCGTCATGGTTTTATCCGTTTTTTATGTCCAAATTCCTGCTGGTTTTTTTCTACATTGTTTTTGTCATTCTGTGAATAGTTTTTATTGTTTTTAGTAGGTTCTTCCAGAAAATCTTCTAAACGAAGAGGTCTTTTTGTATCGTCCATTTTATAATATATAATAAATCGCAATTTTTATATCCTTATAACGCGTATAATAATTTACAAAAACCCTTTACAAATACCAAAACTTCTTCGATGCCATTTCGTAATACCATGTTCTTTTATGCCATCAATATGTTTTTTAGCCCCATAGCCCTTATTCGTATGCAAGCTATATTTTTCCATCAAATGTGGATGTTCTTGGCACAATGAGTCAATGTATTTATCACGTTCTACCTTGGCTAGAATAGATGCCGCGGCAATTGCTGTATATTTATTGTCTCCTCCTTCGATACATTGAGGATAGTATCTAGAGCAACAATCAGGTTTCACAAGGAATTTGAAATAATCCCCATCGATGAGTAATGTATATTCCTGAGTGGTTAAACATTTTTGATAATTTTTCTCCATCGTTTGCAAAATACTATTGTGCATCGATTTCTGTGTAGCTTGCAAAATATTTATTTCGTCAATTACCTTCTCGTCTTCAAAGGTAACTGACCACGCGATTGCATTTTCCTTTATATATTGGGCAGCTTCTTCGATTTTTTGTTTATTATGAAACTTTTTACTGTCTTTCATTTTAGAATGATCGAAACTGTCATCTTTAGGTAGAATAACGGCTGCAGTATAGACGCGTCCAAATAAGGGTCCTCGTCCTGCTTCGTCTACCCCTATTTCAATCGCAGTATTCTCCAACTGAAAATATTTTTCCAAGACCTTTATTTCCCGTTTTTGTCTTTTCTTAGGAGTTTTCTCTTTTTGTGTCTCGTCATCACTCGAATCGATTATTTCTGCGTAAATCATGTTTATTTTATACTAGTTTTATACCCAGTAGTTTGAAGACAAATGAATTCAATTTTTTCTATAAGAATGAACGTTTTTTTTATTTTATAAAATTAAAAACCTTTTTACGCAGATAGCGATTTTAATTAGGGGCAGTCATTACAGTCGGTAACAACTGAATTGTCATTAACATTACATTTTGTACAATATCTAGGATCACCACTACCTTTGAGTCGGTTTGACTTGAGTTGTGACTCATTAATTTTAGCGTCGAAAAAGCCTTTGTCGAAAACAACAAAATCTTCATTAAAACCAGCACAATAATTTACTTTATACATAAGCGAAGGAGCTATAGGATATTGCGTTTTATTGTTCGATTCATATATTTTTATTAAAACGCCCCATAGAAGTCCATGCATATAGTCTTCCAAGACTTTTTCAAAAACTTCCTCGAATGTTTCGTTTGGCGGAAAGACGCCTTCCTCGAATAATTTTTTAACAATTGTTGCCATGGATCCGTCACCTCTTTGAATTATGATTTCCCTAAATTTGTCCTTAAGTTTTGTAAAAAAGGGTCTACTGGAATCAAAAAGAACAAAATTTCTCTCTACATTATCTCTACCCTT